TGGTTACAACATCAAATCCACTTTCAACTGCAATAGTATTAGATGTGAAATTATCACTAAGACTTCTCAATTGACTAAAGTCTTCAGTTTCAACAGTAGCATTCCTCAAGGAGAGTGTTGCTTCTTGAGTGGTATCTACATCACCCTGTGAATAGAATGTCCCCTCTCCCGCAGTGGTTGTGGCCCCTTCAATTTGACTGTTAATGTTACTACTGGTAAGTCTAAATCTTGACCTACCAGTTTCAAACGTTGGGTTGGCATTATTCGCACCATCAGGTACTCTGAATGATGCCTGCACAGTACCAACAGTATCACTGATAAGTCTTACATTAGTGATTTTTGCTTGAGCACCACTAGTCCTACCCGTCAGAATCATTCCCTTTGTGATGTAACCACTAAACTGTGGAAAATCTTCAGAAGAAAGACTGAATGTGTCAACGTTTACAGTACTAGACGATTCTGAATAAACCGAATTGACAGAAACGTTTCTATCATATGGACTTTGATCGTATAGATCTGTTGGATTATTATATGGACCGTACTTATGGTCAGACTTTGCAACTCTAAAGTCGATACGTGGAACAGAACTAGAATTATTTCTTCTAGAACCACCGTTATTCAATCTACCATTAACAGTTTCACCGATAACGAATGTACCATGAGTCATTTCAATTTCAATCAACTTAGGTACAACAAACTTGTTGACATCCACTTGATCAAAGAATGAATAAAGTCTAGTGTAAGGTCTGAATTTTGTTGCAGTAACTTCAATATTTCTAGATCTCATGAAGTGAATAATATCTCTTCTTACAACTCTATCTCCAAGAGATTCTGTCTCAATTACTTCATTAACTGTTGATTGTGTTCCAGATCTTTGTTGATCCAGTGTAATTCCACCACTTGCAGAAATGTTATTGACAATTGCATCACTTGCATCAATGATCTGGTCAACCCCAACATCTCTTCCACGAAGAAGATTGTCTACAAGACCATTTGATATTACATCAGATGCACCTTGAAGGAATTGTTGATCATTTGACAATGACATGTCTAGGTTGACACCAACAGTTTCCCATGAATTCCAGAGAACAGGACTTACACCAGTTCTTGAACCATCAGCATTGGTTGTGACTTCTGCGCCAAGAGATTCTGCAATACCTTGGAAAGAACCTTCCATCATTACATTGTTAATCTCAAGTCTATTGACATCAATCCAAACATCAACATCTGGAGTCAACTTAATATTACCTTGCCAGAACTGAATCAGGAAAGGAGTCACACTCTCAATTCTTGTCGCATATGGTTGTCTCAACCAAGATTGGTCAGTGTAGTCAAGAGTGATAACTCTTCCGGTTTGTTTGATACCATTACCAACAATCTCTGCAAATTGGGAATCTTGGTTTGCATCAGAAGTTGCTCCAATTCCAGGAATCGCAGTTGTTCCTAGTTGAAGATTAATTGCAGTAGTGTAATGGGAGGGTCTTAGAATACCTTTCTTAGTATCAACACTATTCTTGATACCAATCGTAGAATCTTGTGGTTCAAGAGAAGAGAAGTTATCTACAAAAATACCAGACTTAAACTTGTTATTGCCATTCGCATCTTCAACAAACAAATTAAGAGTATTTGTCTCAATCTGACTCAATGAAGTGTAGTACTCAAGATTCTTAATTCTTTGTTCAAGTTTAGCGATATCAGTCATCTGATATCTCTTATGTTCTACAAAATTAATTTTTGCATCAGAGGTATTGTATAAGTATGCAGGTAGGAAAACATTCGCAATATTCATTGCTGCACTGATACTGTCAGGAAGTCTTGGTTGGTCCTGAGGAGTACCTTCAATTACACTTATAGAACCCGATTTATCAATATAAATCCTATCTGCTCTTGGAAGATAATATTCATAACCAAGAGTCATTACTTCATCAGAAGCAATAATATGAGTAGAACTGTGTTGATTCCCATCAAAATCATCTGCAAAGTTTCTACCATCAAATTCTAATGGTGATCTTGCACCAGCAACAACCGTATAATCAGTTACTCTAGGTCTTGCATCAATAATATCAGAATTTCTATGTCCATTTACTGTGGATAATTTTGCATAATCAAAATTGGTATACGAATTTACTGTGGTGATATCACCTCGGTCTGCAGAATCGTAATGTGCCTTTTGGTAGTAAACTCTCAGTCTTCTAGAAGGAATTCCTGCAGAACCTTTTCTGATTATTCTTGAATAATCATAATATCCACCTTTCTGTCCATTAGAAAACTTGAAATCTTTGGTGATATTTTTAGAACCCAGGTTTGCACTGTTTACAATACCATTGGTCGAAGAAAGATTGCCAGATACTATTTCTCCATTTTGGAAAGTTGAACTATTCAAGTAGATAAAATATACTTTAGTATCTGTAAATTTCTCAATATATATTGCCTTGGCACCACTAGTTTGGCCAGTTAGTGTCTCACCAATAAGTAAATCATTAGTTGTTCCACTAACACCATCCATTTGAGATATTGTCATATATGGAGCAACAGGGTCTCCTACATCATCAGATTGGAATACACCATAAATCTTAGTCACATCTGGGATATTAAGACAAATAACTTCGTCTTGTACTCTTGTTCCGAATGGATAATTTCCTGTAACCAATCCATCATCTAGAGTTGTGGAACCAATACCAGAGGCAGATGAACTTGACTTGTCAATAACAAGACTGTTAGAAACAGAATTTAGTTTAGTTTTAGATGTAACATTATTTTTTTTAATTGTAGTAATGAGTTGAGTATTAACATCGTTTGCACCCAGACCAGTAACTTGAACTGATGCAAATCCATTAGTAAATACAAATCTATCTTCGGTAAGAACCTCCGTACTACCATCTGACCTGATTAAAGTGTATCTTTCTTCATCAAAGGGTAAGAATACTTCATTATCTCCGGCATTGATGACCGCAGTAGAGTTAGATGTGATATTTGTATTATACTGTCTTCTGATGATAATATCAGAATCAATTAAATCTACAGATGCGACATTACTCTTGGGGAATGCACTATACAGTGATTCGTTATCGGTAATATTACCAGAACCGGCGTTTCTTTGAGCCCTAGTACTGATTATTTGTACATTGGAAATAGTTTCAGCACTTCCTCCAGGAAGACCACCATCACAGATACCATTGACTGTTGTTACACCCTCGACCGTAATATTGGTTCTACCAACTCCAATCACTCTTGCAAATGTTGCAGTATCCAGATTAGTTCTAGAGAATCTTACGAGGTTTCCAACAGTGACAATACCAACGAAAGAGAAACCAGGATCTACTGGAATTGAAATTCTTGAAGAATTACCAACTTCTGGTGAACATGTTGCATTACCGATATCGTAAACTGGGGTTTGAATAATGTCCGCAGTAAATGTATTACCAGTTCCCACAATACCAAATACTGATTTAGTATCTGACAGTGAGAAGTTAGTTGACTCAGTAACAAATCTTGCATTGTCAAGAACACCATTGAATAAAAGTCTCTCACCTTTAAAGAAATCGCCCTCAACACTATAGGCAGTAATTGCTGTTCCTGCACTTACAGAATACTTAAGGAACCCAGTTGCACCACTCGACTCACCTTTCACATAGGAAGATGTGTTAAGTGTTACTGGCTCGTTGAGTGTGATATCAGTATATGTCTGAACATCAAATAGCGAAAGATCCCAAACATTCAAGTCAGGGAAATTTGTATCATAAGAACCAGACTCAAGTGCAAAGTCATAGATTCTTGCAATACCAATTTCTTTACCTGGTGCAGTTTCTTGATTTGAACCAACTCTTCTACTTCTAAGACTCAGAGTATTTGTGGTATTAATACCAATAGTAGGAGATCCAAAGACTCTATTAAGTGCTATAGTTGGACCGAAACCAAAATTAAGACCTTGATTCTTTAATTGCTTAGTTGCTCTTGGTTTTGGAAAATCAATTAGAGAAGGTACGATAGTTTCTACTTCATAACCTTTGACATATGCCTTGCCAGGAGAAATTTTATAGACTCCGATATTGTCATCAGGTGTATTTCCAGACTCGGTAGTTTGGCCGGAATTATATAATCCCCTATTTCCTTCTTCATTGTTCAGACTGTTTTTTACAGTAGTAACAAATTCTTTCACATAATAATGACCAGATTCATCAAAAGTTCTTTTTGCAAACTCATCACCTATAAAATTATATTCAGTATCTCTATTGATTAGTCTTAGAGTACCATTACTGACTTCTGAAAGTTGAACAAAGTTACTTTCATCAAAATTGTCGAGAGGCTTTTTAGCCAATACTGGGGTTATCTTAAGTCTATCTGCACCTGGTGCCGTATAATTATTGAATCCTTGTGCATTATCATTCAACGATGGGTCAACATCGGAAGAAATAATATCTTCAATAATATCAAGACCAACTCTATAAGATGGAGTATTGCTATACTGGTCAAGAATTAGAGTCTGAGTTGCAACATCAACAAAATAACCTCTCAGAAAATAAATTCCTTGTGAAAGGTTAAAGGACGAACCGATAATAGGAGCATTCTGGGGGATTGTATAACAGAATCCTTCGCCAGATGCAATGAAAGTCGATGCGTAATTAATATTTGTACTTGTGGTTAAAACTTCTCCACTGATAAAAGTACTTACATTTTCCTCAGAAGATGAGTTTTCGTAGTTAACATATAAGGTATAAGTTCCTCTATCTGATTCATCCTCAGTGATATATGTTACAACACGTGCAGTTACATTCGACGATTGTCCAGTAATAGTCGTCCCAACTATCTGATCAAGATATACACTTACAGGTATACCAAGAAACTCGGGTTCAATCTGAATTCCATAAAAGTTTTTGATATAGGTCAAATCACCAGGAATAACCTTAGCACCTTCTTTGAATAAATGGTTGCCCATGTCTTCGACTTGATTCTGAAGAATTGACTGCAGACCAGTTAATTCTCTAGCCTGAACTGGATAGCCAGGTTTGAAAAGAATCTTATAATAATTTTGTTTAGGATCAAAGTCGTCAAAATATGGAGCGACGTTTAGATTAGTTTCCTGTGGCATATCTCTTAGAATTGCAAGATAACTTTAACATCTTCTTTCTGAGAAGAGGATCGGGTAACAGAAGGTCTATTATCAACATAGATAATATCGCCAGAATATTTTTGTGATTCTGGGTTTGATACTCCCTTTGTAAATTCCTGACCCAAGTAGTATGTCCTACTATTTATTGCTGTAGAAACGCCGGTAAAATTGACATCAATTGATAATGTGTTACCTGTTGTAGGAACAATACTTACAGTACCGCCATTAGTTGGAGATGAAGTAAATCGTAATTGATTGAATCCATAAGTAGGAGCAGCATTCTTTGTTCCGTCAGTGTTAAATCCAGCAGTTCTTCTATCCTGCCAATACTTCAAAATACCAGTTTGTTCGTCGTAAGAAACAACTTTACCAACAGCAGTAGAACCAAGACCAACGGTTTGAGTTACAAATGAATCTGTTGTAAATACTGCTTCACTATATCCAGTACCCACTAATTTAAGTGCATATACAGCACTTGCTTTATCTTTAGTAAGATTTGATGAAGAATTATAATTAGTTGGATTTTTTACAATTCCAACTCGTGCAAATTGGTTGCCTGTAATAAAATCTGGGTTTTGAGTGTCATTCTCAAATCTTGCATAAGACAGAACATTATATGCACCCAATTCCGAATAAATATCGGCACCATGACCTCCTGGAGGAGGAATGATTACATCAAACACTGGTGCAATTATACTATCAGGAACACCACCACCCTTCAAATCTAGCGTACCGAAAGAATATCCACTACCACCTCTAGATATGGTAACTGATTCTACTTTTGCGTCATTATTAATAACAACTGTAGCCTCGGCACCCCTACCATTGCCCAGAATAGGAACTCTTGTATATGTAACATTTGCTGTTCCAATACCAACACCTCGATTCCTAATGGTTACAATTTTAATTTCACCACTATTTTGTGCATTTTCTTTTACTGGAGCATAAGATGAATTAGTGTCCCAATCACTTGGTACTGCTATATAACTCGTAGAATCAAATTTAATGATTTGATTTGGTTTAATAGTATAAAGATACTTCCAGATATAACCATCACCACTACTACCAGCCTCTCTAGGTTCCAAATCAGTGAAGTTTGGTTCGTCTAGTGATGGACTACCTCTGTAACTATTTTCTGGATTAGAATTATTGAACAGACAAATATAAACCTTATACTCGCTATTCATTACATAAAAATTTGAGTCATAAATGTCATATGAGTTGGAAGGAAGAGACGGGTTATCTCTTGAAATATCATTCCTCCACATGTCGTATGTGGTTCCAGATTGCCATGCAATCTTTCTAATAACTTGACTTATATCTGATGAGTTGATTTTTTTAAGGGCCAACATTGTGTCCCAATACTCATTAGATTCATTTAAACTATCTTTAGGGGCTGGTGGATTTGAATCCCAGTCGCTTTGGAAATTGCTAGCATCAGGTAAACCAATCCATGCATAATAAGAATTGGAAGAATCTTGAACATCACCCACAAAATTCTTTGCATTCACAATACGGAGTTGATCTGTAATTATTGCAGCCATTTTTACCAGACTTTTTTGTTATTTAGACTGTATAATTATTAAATTTTAACGGTTCGAATCTTTGTACAATAGGTGATGTCGATAATCCAGTATAACCTTCTGGGAAAAACTGCAATGCAGTATCTACAACTCGGTTTAAGAACTCAATCTTGCCCCATGTATACTCACCGTAAACATACTCATTATTAAAAGTACCAGAACCCGAAGAGTATCCTTGACTTGTAAATTCAATTCTTCTAATAGTTGTTACTCCAAGACCAATATTTGAAAGATCTTTAGTAACATTTTCAGCATTTTTGACATAATAAACTCCATCAAAGTTATTACCAGTAAATATGCCTACATTAGTCTTATTAACAACAAAGAAGTCTCCAGTAGTTAGTTGGCTGACAGTAACTGCTACACCTGCAATTGTGTCATCTCTCATGAACGAATTTTGTGGTATATAAAGTTCAACAAATGCTGTATTGATACCAGAATGTGCATAACCAACAATATTACCGTAGTCACCGAAGTACGAAGAAACACCAATTTGTTCTTTTCTTAATGAAGGTTGTTGAATAAGAACATTAGGTGCCTGAGTGTATCCTGTTCCTGCATTAGACACAGAAATAGATACAACACCATCACCAGTTACTGATGCAATACCGGTTGCTCTAGTCCCACTAGGGTCATCAGGTAAAGAAATAGATACTACCGGATTTGTTAAGTAAGAATAACCGGCACCAACATTACTCATAGTAAATGATGTGATTATTCCGCCAGCACCAGTAGATGCAGTAGCAGTTGCAACTTCAATAGTTCCCTGATCTAAAATTACAACTTTATCCTGATAGTCAATAAGAACAGTTTCATTTCTAGAATTAAACAATGGTCTGATATTATCAAAATAAGCATAATTACTAGTAATACCAACATAAGATGTTAAATATGCTGCAGGGTAAATGTAAGGTTCTTGGTCAATTCTATCTTTAGTCACAAAATCGCCATTGATGACAATATCATCAGTTTGTTTACACCAAGTGACTGGCCTTACAATAGAAGTATTCGTAGTAACACCAGGACCATTATAAGCAAGAGTGGTTACAGTATCCAAAGTGGTAATACCGGTCACTACTCTTGGGTCTTGATATAAACCAAAAGTTTGACCTTTTGCGATATCATTCTTCATTTGTAATGTATCACCTATTTTAACGGTTTCTAGAATATCAACAAAAACAACGTCAACATCTGGAGTACCCTTATAGAACATAATTTTACAAGTGTCACCGTTTTTAGGAGGTTCTGTAAATTCCACATAACCACCACCAGTGAAGGTGTATGAAATTTCAGGAACTTGTAACACATCATTGATTGTTATGATTAGTGCTTGAGAAAGACTGATATTTGAACCTTTCTTGGTTTCAATCGCAAATTGTTGATTTGCAATTGTAAGAGGGAACTTATTAGACAATCCATCAAACAACTCCTCAACATTATCAAATACATCAAGTTCACCAACAGTAAACCCGTTAAAAGTATCTCGATATACATCAGTGATACTTAATTCAAACGGAGTGAACGGAAGACTTGAATCAGTTTTAACACCTGTTGTACCACCAATAGCAATATTGAGTTTATCACCAACATTATACCCAAAACCACCACTTACAATATCAAAATTGATAACACTAGAACCTTGTCCAACAACAATATCAACTCTTGCACCAGTACCAACTCCAGGTGCAGAATTAGAACTATAGACCAAAGGAATATTTGAGTATCCAAGAGGTTTGTCTATCACGACAACGGGTGGATTGTTGAAGTCAAGGTTGGAACCAAGATTATAAAGGTCAATACTATCTACATGACCATC